CAACAGTTTCCTTGAGCTTGTCGATTTCCTCACCGTGCTTTGTGATACGTGAGTCCAGCTTATCGACTGACTCTTTGAAATTATCTATACTCGTTTTCAATTCTGTGATGTTAGTGTTGAGGTCAATGATAGGCTTGATCGCTACAATCAGAGCACCGATAAACCCCAGTAATATCATTATTACATTATCTGGCACGTCCCTCACCTCCTCGCTTCTTTCATTTTGGCTATAGTGTCATTTCCGACTATGCCGTCTGCTGTGACGCCCATAGCCGTCTGGAACGCCTTGACATATTTCAGAGTTGTGTCACCGAACATTCCGTCTACTGTGCATACCGAACCAAAGTACCAGTTAAGGAAGTTCTGAACGAGTTTCACTCGATATGACACTTCGCCGTACTTGATGAGTGCAGTACAGTTGACAGGCTTCGTCAATCTGAATACATGATTTACAGACTTGAAGAATCCACCACCCGTGATGCGGATAGAGCTGTTCCACTTTTCCTTGCTGGCAGCAGCGTTGCCGTTCGAAGTGGCTTCTGCTATCTTGCCGTTGCCGTAATACAGAGCATAGTGCAGTCCGTCAGCTCCGAGTACGTCCCCCGGTTTAAGGTCTGTTATCTTGGCAGGTTTCTTTATTTCTGTCCAGTACGAAGAACGCTGATATTCTTTAGTCCACCATGCGTGACCTTTTGCGCTCAACATTGACGGGATACCGGCGTGAGCATAACAAGCATGGACGAGTGTATTGCAGACGTAGGTGTATTCCCATTGCTCTGGATCGCTCAATCCCGCTTTCCTTGCTCTTGATATCTTACCCGCGTTACTACCGCAGAAATGACAACCACCACTATGGGTGATATCGTATTCCTTTGTACCCTTGTACTGTTTACCGCCTTTACGACCATATCCGAATCTGTTGTCGCTTGTTATCCATCTTGCGAAGGTAAGAGCATCGGCTACGACTTGATCAGTCGACTTGACGAGCTTCAGACTGGGGAATTCTCCGTCATATCTTCCGCTGGGTGTAGGTGTGGGTGTTGGTGCTTTCTCCCAGTACGGGATATACAGCCAGTCCATGTCTACCCTTCCGCTGATACCATTAACGTTACCCGAAGATGAGTATTGCCACATACCAAAGAGCGACGGATTTTTATGTGTCACCTTGTCATTGTACTGCGCGATCCAGAACGCATTGGAAGAATAGTTCTTCGCTGTGTCTGCGAGATAATTGTTCCACCAGTTGAGGTTAGCGTATACACCGCCCTTACCGCCGAGAGCTACCATCTTACGCAGGAAAGCCTGTGCGACTATATTTGCGTATGACTTTATCTTTGCGTCCTCAAGGTCGATATACAGAGGAAGGTCAGGTGCATATGGTTTTGAAGCCTTATACAGTTTGACAGCATCATTTTCACCGCCTATCTTGGTCTTTGATCGTGAGAAGATATATGCTCCGATGTGCAGACCGTTCGCTTTTGCTTCAGACATATTCCTGTCGAAGTACGGGTCGAGATGGTCACCGTCAGCGTATCTGATTATCGCTCCGACTACGCCATCAGCTTTGACCTTCGCCCAGTCGATGCTTCCCTGCCACTCTGATACATCTATGACCTTGTACTTGTCAGCTGAAGGTGTCGGTTCGGGTTTAGCGTGTGCGTGTTCGTTCAAGTACATCTGGAACGCCTTGACCGTTGCAGGACCCATGAGTCCGTCCTGTGTAGTTCCGACAAGTTTCTGCAGGGCTTTGGTTGTATTTACGCCCCACAGACCGTCAGCTGTGACTCCCAGCTTCTTCTGCAGTGCCTTCACAGTTCCCTGTCCGAGAATAGCGTCGATCTCGCCTGTATAGAGTCCGCATGCCTTCAACCACTTCTGTGTTACTGCGATACTTGAGTATCCGTATATGCCGTCAACCTCAAGTGGTTTATCAGCAGAGAACGGAGTCGGTGTGTAATGCAGTCTGAATGTCAGCTGTTCTTCCTTATCAGAACGTTCCTTCCTTGCTACGATACCGCCCGAAGTGTTTCCTTCGATGGTATAGTAGTAATCGGCGTTTTTGCGCTCATCTACGAATCCCACATGATCGGGAAGTCCGTTAGGCTGCCAGTCGAAGAACGAAACGTCTCCTTCCATTGCGAGATAGATAGGGATTGAAGCAAGGTGATTGATACACCAGTTCATAGAGTGCGGACAGTTTATCTCCTTCGCTCCATCGCAGTACAAATCGCCGTTGTCCGTTTTGTTCTCGCAATATGACACGTAAGCATCACACCACGGCTGACCGGGAATTCCTGCCCATCTCTGAAAAACGGAACCGCCCTCGCCTATGTGAGAGCGGACTTCCTTCATAAGAACACTACTCGTTGTCATCGTAGTTCTCCTTTATATGATTCCTTGAATACACGCCCAGCTGTTTGATCAGACAGGCGAGTACCGCAATTACAGTTATGGACAGCGTATGTTTCCAGTGTATGTCCTCAATGGTCTGTCCTACTACGAAAACGCCAGCCCACACTTCAGCTGCTGTCCACAGACATCTGTAAAAGGTGTCTGCCCAGAATTCCTTGTCTTTGAACATTGCTATTCTCCTAATTCGGCACATATTTTGCGTAAATAGTCACTGTGTAAGTTTGTAAATTTGACGTAGGCTTGGCGATCCTGTATTCAATTGTCTGTGCGTCACTTGCAATGCAGTAAACAGGCCACCAGCTGTCGTTTGCGCCCGTCATTGTTACGATCTGCGGGACATGACCATCAAATATCGACGCAGAAATAGATACATCCGAATCATAATAATAGATCGGAGCAATCCACTGTGTTCCTGTTACTGCCAAGCCCGACCTTTTACACCATGCCTCGATTGTCCCGTCTGACCATTTGATGTAACTCCACCCGCTTGTGTTTATTCTCTTTGATATTATGTGAGGGTAATTTGCGAGTATTTGAGCCAATGCTTCAGCGGTCACTATTTTAGGTGCCGTATCTGTACCAGTATCAACTTCAGCTTTCGTTATTACCGGGAGCGCGAGCTTCGATGTTTTCTCGCCATCGTCAATAACAAAAAAGTCCGTAGCTGACGGACTTCCTGCAAAATTATCTAATTCATGTATCTGCATGATAACCTCCCTTTTACTGGAGCTTGTTCTCGATAATGAAGTTCCTTACTGAAGTGATTTTTCCTTTGAGTGCAGAATCTACGACAAAGAAATTTCCTTTGTTGTTCGCAGAGACCATATCGCCCGTTTCAGCATCGATCTCGTCATAAGTGTATGTGATTCTGTCTCCGCCGTTTACGTTCAGCACCGCAAATGATGCCAGCTGTTTAATTGTTGCCATAAAGCAATTCCTCCTGTTCATTTATGTATGTGTCAAGTGTATAGGTGTCAGATATTACTTCGTATTCGTCCAGCTTGTTTTCTTTGTTCGCAAGCTCCAAACGGGTCAATGCGTAATTTTTCTGTTTTGCTTTCAATTCCCACGCGACTTTGAGGTTCGGTGTTCCTTGTATCACGAAGTAGCGAGGATCCTTTTCGGATATCCAGCAATCGCCTTGTCCTTCTTTCTGCAAGAACACCTGATATTCGACTTTATCCGCGATGGTTTCTGCAAACATATCGTCTAAATCAACATAGCAGAAGCCGTCCTCATCAAGCATTGCTTCGCCTATGTCACCGAATAGCGGAGTCGGTGTTTCATATGCAAATAACAATCTCTTCCCATAGGTTTCCGTATCTACCCGCCTTGACTTCGTACCGCCGACTTCAAAGTCTGCAGCTATATAGACAGAGTCACTTCCTATCTGCACCTGTTGCCCTATTTCGGAATTGTGATAACAGCTCAACATCAATTCTGTGCTGTCTGACCATATAGAAGCATCGCTGTCGGAAGATGAAAAAACCTCATCCCACGTTGTAGCATTGAAGCCGTTATAGAAATCTATTTGATTTCCCAATATCGCAAGGGCGTTGTGATTACCACTATTTAGCCTTCCGAACCGTACATAGTTCTTTGTCATTTTGTAATACGCAGAACTGGTGCTGTACGAAAGACCGTCAGTTCCTATTGTGAATTCTCCGAGCGTTCCTTGTTTTGTCGTGAGCTGTCCGCTGTCAAGGTTCCAAGTGTTCTTCCCTGTGGCGTCGGTTATCGTTCCTGCTGTTATAAGATTGGCGTTAAGTACACCCGTAGTTATCAGATTGGCGTTTATCTTGCCGTCCTGCGTCAGCGCGATATCGTTGAAAGGACCGTTATAACCGCTGTGCGAGTGACCAAGACCACCCCTGTTGAAACGCCATACGTTGACCGCAGTATTGATATCAGGCGTGTCCATAATCAGTATTTCCTGCGGATAGCCATTGTCGCCCGGTGTCATCACAACGTAACCGCCAAGTCCGCCACGAATGAGGTCTGTAGCGTACTGGATCGCTTCGTCCATCATTGATGTATCAACAAGGTCACTCGGAAGGTCAGTTATGATGCTATCACGGATAGCCTGTCCAAGGCTTGTCTGCGGTGTTCCGAGTTCTATGCTGTCGTATCTGTTCAGCAGGACGTTGTAAACGGTCTTTACGACCTTCTGCTTCACTTTTTCGATGCCTACAGCCCCGTAATAGACGGATACCGTATCACAGAGCCTAACACGCTGTAAAGCTGCATAATCGGCAAATTCTTCCGTCTGCCACAGCTGAACGAAGTCGACTGTGAGGTTCTCATTCGGTAGCCATGCTCCGCTGTTTCTGAACCTTGCAATGGCTGCCTGTCGCAGTTGCTCAACTGTAGGCGGTTCTTCGAACACGTCCGACAAGTCCATTGGCGCCATGTCTATGATGTAATAAGTACATTCGATAGGCTCGCCTTGTTCAGTACGCAGTACCGCAAGGTTCTGATCGGTCAGACTCGTTTCAAGCGGGTCTGCATCTATCGCTATATATCCTTCGGGCAATGTCACTATCGTTTCATCATCAGCCCAGTACGGCACGACTGCGTTGTATGAGTCGCTGTTATTCAGCGAGTGGCTTAATTCTGTAAGGTTCTTTCCGTAGCGTATTTCTACATCAGAATCGGTTCCTCTGTCGGTGTACAGCTTGACTGTGAACTTATCAAACTCATAGTCGCCTTTGCCGAATACATCAAGGATCGAATTTTCTTCACCGCCGAGTATGCTTCTTGCGTTGTTCGGCACTTTGAGTTCATAGTCGTTCGCGGTAGTCTTGTCCGTCCAGAATTCGAACGGATTATAGCCTACGGCGTATGTTTTGATTTTGCTCAATGCTTCGACCGCAGACCCTGCTGTGAACGGCATGACCACTATATCGCTCAACCTGTAGGAAATGTGATGCGCGTTGAATGTCACGATCCCGTTGAGGTCTGGGACTGTTCGGCTGTAAATGACAAACGGCTGTATGTCGCCCGTATCATCGTGCGTTGCTGTGACTATCTTTCCGATTTCTATTTCATCGAAATGGATTCCCGTTATCGGATAAGTGAACTCACACTCGTAGATGCCGTTACGCTCTTCCGTCACGATACAGCTTATACAGTCAGACAGACGACCTATTCCGTTGTTTATGAACCGAGTCTCGTCTTTGTTGTATAGTACAGGTATCATTTATATCCTCCACATTACACGCGCCACCAGCGAGGAGTGATCTGAATCGACGTTATGCCCGAACCAAGCACGACAGAATTGTTTCCTGCAGATAATACCGGGAAACTGTCGCCCGCGTTCTGAATATAGTCGTTTCTGCTTGTTTTAACACCGTTGACCACTTCCCACGCTTCCATCGTTTCGCAGTCTATGTAAATGACCTGACCCGATGCTCCGTTATATATCGAGAGTGCTTTGCCGTTGATGTTCAAGTCACCGCTACCCGTTACAACAAGAAGCGGTTTAGCATCGAACGGAGTCGGATTGTAGTACGGGTGGACTCCGTATTCGACCGTTATCTCCCCATCACTCCACAGATGGTTAGTTCCGAGTAGTAAATCTATCTGCTGTGGTGTCAGTTGATAGGTTTGTGGTGTGGCAAGTTCGTAGACAACATTTATAGGTGGATTATTTGCAAGTGCTGTTTTGAAGTCGTTTAGCGATGTAATGCTCTGCGCCCATTGTGGTGTCGCTCCGATTCTGCCATCGGCAATTCTTACGCCTATGAATCCCGCTTTGCTTGAAAGCCCAACCTCTGGAGCAAGGCTATCGCAATTCGTGATAGTACACCCCTGATAACTCCCATTTGTAAACGCTGTTTTTGAAGACGTATTGAACACCGTCCAATAATCTGACGTTAATGACAGATACGCCTTTGTAACCGTCAACTCACCGCTCACTACGTCAAGAGTACCGCCGTATACTGTGCGTCCAAGTGCGGTTGTGTAGGTTTCGACTTGGTATGGCTCGTAGGTTGTTGCTTCTGTACCTGCCTCAAGTTGAAGATGTACTGTAAGGTTGTCATAAACTCTTCCGCTGTAAGTAGACACCCTTGCAAACACGGACCTATCACTTGCTAACGTAAAAGCATTTCCATTACGAGACAACACTTCGGTAGGGTTTAAGCCTACTATCTGTATCCCAGCATTTGCATTATCAGTTGATGGTTTATACGTTCCTGCTTTTAGTGTAAATTTGCCATTTTGTGGCACATCGTAAGAGTCGGGAATATCTTTGGCTTGTGTTGCTGTTCCGTTTAGCGTTACACCATTCTCAGTATAATTAAATTGAACACCTGAGTTAGTGCCAACCCATTCATACGGCTTGCACAGGTTCTTCCCCGTCCTTGTAGTCTCAACGGATGTTCTTCCGCTGATTGGACGCACATTGCTCGGACTCGGCTCACCGCTACCCTCTTGGATTGGGGAGAGGGAGACTGCAAGCGACTTGACCGCAAGTGACCCGTTAGATTCAATCGTGACAAGTTCGCCCGATGCCGTCTGCACGTCGCTCCACTCGGTCGGAGAAATCGCTCTGTCGCCGTCTATGAGGAACCTCTGTGGCTTACATTCAAACACGATATCGAATTCAGATGCAGAACTGTACCGAACAGGCGAAAGCTGTAGTCCGCTTTTATAAAGTCCCATTCTGTACTCTCCTGTGTTGTAGTCGTCTGTAAGCCGTTTGTATGAGTACCTCGACGCAAGCAGATTTCTGAACTCCGCTACCTTACGTGCAAATTCTTCTTGGCTGTCAGCAAAGCACCCTGCGTGATATGTTACTTCGATGTTCTCAAAGCGTCCCTGATCTATGGCGATATCGCCGTTCCTTCCCGGTACAGTTATCATGTCTACCACTCTCGCAGGTGCATTGTACACAGCGTTCCCGGTGATATAAATTCCATAGTCAAGGCTGTTTATTCCGTCAAATGTAAATGATCTAAATACCGCCATATGCTTTTGTCCTCTGTTTCTGTAACTGTACTAACCTCTGCTCGACTTTGAGCGCAAGTTCATTAACGTTCATTCCGTCAGATGCGTATACGTTTATAGTGATATTCTCGTTAGTACCGCCCGATTCTTCTCTGACGATTTTCCGCAGATCATCGAGCGCGCCTACGAATTCTGGACGTTTCTCACCTACACCGATAACGCTTGGACTGTCAAAAATACCGCCTTTGTCGTACCAGTCAACGGAAATCTTCGGTACTTTCGGCGGAACTAATGAGAACCCGCCTTTGATTTTCAGATGCGGTAATTTCAGCCCCTTGAAGATATTGCCGAGCTTGATCGGGAACCAGCTCTTTATCTTGTCGATTATTCCCTTGATTTTATCGTATGCGCTCCTGAACGGTTTCGTTATTGCGTCTCTTATAGTGTTCCACGCGTTCTGCGTAGCCGTTTTGATTGAATTCCAAACGCTTTTGATTTTATCGCCAAGTGCCTGTGCTCCTGCTTTTATCTTGTCCCAGTTCTTGTATAACAGGACTCCGATAGCTATAACAGCAGCCACGGCTGCGATGACACCGAGCAAAGGTCCTGCGGACAATGCAGTAGTAGCACCGCCCACAAGATTGACAAGATTTATGATCGAGCTGATACCTGTAGCGACTTTACCGATGCCGATGAGAAGCGGAGCAAGGACTGCGACAAGACCTGCCACAGCACCTACTACAGTCAACACTTCAGGATCAAGTTCAGAAAGCCACTTCGCAAACCTGCCTACAAGGTCGACCGCCTTTTCAAGCGCAGGAGCAAGATAGCCCGCGAGCTGTGTAGCCATGTCAGCGAGAGCTACCTTGCCGAGAAGTTTCATCGTATCAAGGCTGTCGTTGAACTCGTTAGCTTTATCCAGCGTTTCTTGATCGACATAATTCAGACCGTACTTCGCCATCGTGTCAGCGACCATCTTGTACGTTTTCCCGCCATCCTCGATAAGCGGATTCAACTCGGCTGCGCTCTTGCCCATGATTTGCTGTGCAAGGGCGTTACGTTCAGTCTCGTTTTCCATCGTGCCGAGTTTGGCTATAACGTCTTGGAATATATCTTCCGAGTCACGCAGACTGCCGTTCGCATCTGTTACTGATACACCGATAGCCTTGAACGCTTCAGCCTGTGCTTTTGAACCGTTCGCGGCTGCGTAGGCGTTCTTTGACAGCTTCTTGTTGGCTTTTGCTATCGACTCGACAGAAACGTCTACAAGGTCGGCTGCATACGAGTATTTCTGAAGCTCACCCGTACCGATGCCTGTTACCTTTGCGAGCGTGTTCATATCATCAGCATACTGACCAGCCTTATATGCAGCTGCACCCAGTGAACCGACGACCCCTGCAGCGAGTGTAGAAACGCCCTGAAGTGAACGTCCTACTCCTTCGATTTTCCCGCCTACGTCTTTGAATTGCTCGGATAACGCCTTGAGATTAGCATTTCCGACTTCAGCGAGCTGTTTATTGAACGACTTGAGTTTCGATTCCGTTTCGATGATCTCGCGCTGTAGGTTCCTGTATTCTGCAGAACTCTTGTCTACATTCGCATCGTCCATCTGTTTCTGCGCTTGCTTCAGTGCTTCAAGGCTTTTCTTCGTCTCGGCTATCTTGTCTTTGAGCAGAGTCTGCTTCTGTCGCCACAGGTCAACGCTTGTCGGGTTGAATTTCAGCGCACGATTGACCTTTGAAAGCTCGTTGTCTATTGATTTTGTGTTGTCTCTGATTTTACGAAGAGCCTTATCAAGGCTGGTCGTATCACCATTGAACTGGATCGTTATTCCTTTATAGTTTCCTGATGCCATTGCTTTTCCTTATCCGAAGAACATATCAATGTCATTCTGTGTTGCTTTTCGCTTTGTGCTTTGCTTTTTCTCGCGTTCGGACTCTTTTTCGGCTCGTTTCTGCCGTTCGTTGTAAGAAATAACGAAGTCAACCACCTGTCCGACTGTCATGCGTCGGATATCGGTTACCGTTAGTCCTCGTTCGAGTCCTGCGAGGATAATGTCGTCGAGTGTGATGGCTGAAGATTTTTCAGATTTTTCAGATTGCTTCCCATCATCTTCAGCCTTTTGAAGTTTTTTGAGCTGATGAAGCCTTTCAGTATGAGTTCATAAACCGCAGGAAGTATCACGTCCAGCGGGAACTCATCGAACTGTTTTATCCACTGTTTAGGCGGGTCGATATCTTCATCAACGACTTTAGCCATAGACCACAGCACGTTGATAATCACGTCCACGAATTCTACTTGGAACATCGGAAGCATAATGTCCATTGCCTTGCCTTCGATCGCTCTCGCTACTTCGTCAATGTTGTTTATGGTCGTGCCTGTTTCAGCTATGACAGACGAAACACTCTCGACCATAGATATGACCACGGGCATGATCGCAGGAACGATGTCACGCCCGAACTGGTCTCTGTATTCCATAGTCCAAGCTGCGTTATTTGACAGCTTGACTTCTTTTTTTCCTATTTTGATTGTCTTTTCCATAAGGTCACCTCTCCTCTTATAAGAAAAAAGGCGGGACTGTGATTAGCCCCGCCCGCTTAAAATGAATTATTCTGCGATTACTGGCGCAGCCGGTGCAGTGAAGAGTGTTGCGTAACCCGAATCAGCTGGCTTGAAAACAGCCATAGTTACTCCCGCAACGTTGTCACCGACAACTGTTACAGGAATGGTTTCTGTTACAGGCTCGATATTGTCCTCGACTGTGCTGTACTCTCTGGAAACGGAACCGAGTGTGCAGTTATACATCATGACTCTGCGCTTTTCCTGATCGCCCTCGATCTCGAACGCGATGTATACGGAAGGCTTGATAGCACCCTTTACGTTAGCAAGACCGCCACTTGTCAGTTCCTTATATCCGAGAAACTGCTTCTTGAATTCGTCATCGAAAAGAGCGACTTCAAGGTCACCTTCGATCGACTCACCAGAATATCCACTCCAGTAAACTACGTTGTCTGCATGGAAGTTGTTCTGATCCTGATTAGTTTCTGTGGAGAAACTTACAGCTCCTCTCTGATGGTACGGAGTGCCAAGCGTAACGGTATTGCCTTCGACGGTGTAAGTTCCGATATGAAGGTTCGAAATACCATATTCGACTTTGTTAGCCATTGTCTCATCTCCTTAAATGTAGTAGTAAATGACGTACACATCTTCGTTCTCAAGCGGTACGTCCTCGCTTTTGTCATATAAAAAACCGCTTGCAAGGAGCGCGTCCTCGATAGCGGTTTCTGTAGCTTCGTTTTTCTTGGTGAAGTAGTATTCAAGTTGGTATGTGTTCTTTCGCCACCAATGTGTGTTGTCAGCGTCGAACGTATCCTGCCCGGTGCCAGAATATGCGATGTAAGGCGGAGCGGTTCGCTCCTTTGAATACGCATAGAACACCGGGACATCTGCAAATTCTGTTATGCTTTGCAGTGCCGTTTTCAGTTTTTCATATGTCGTCATTTCAAACCCCTCGATATTCTCAACGGATATTCAGTGATACCGAATTCTTCAGCATCAGCTATGTGCGAATCACCAGAAGCGCGTCCTTCATAAGGACCTCCGTACTGGTTATACACATCGTGACCATCAGCGAGCAAATGAGTCAGTTGCCAGTCAGTTCTGTTGTAGACGATAGCTTCCATCTCTCCCGCCTTGTACGTCCACCCTTTTGCGTATCTTCCTGCGTGTTCGCCATGCTCCTGTCTTGGTGAAGTAGCACGGAGCTGTTTAGCAACGTCTCTCGCGGTCGTCTTGCCCGCTTCCGTAGTAGCTTCACGGACGTTTTCGGTCACTTCTTCAAGTGCCATATCCATCTGTGCGCTCACGGATTTAGCCTTGCTCATAGTCTCCTATCCTCTCTTCCGCAGTAAGTTCGATGCGGTCACCAGTGCGGTAAGTTCGCGTTATGCTGTACTTTTTCTCCGTACCCGTCCAATCAGTATACAGACATTCTTTCTCGCCGTTATAGTCCATATAATGCGATATA